CCATATTATATTATATAAATAAAATTAATAAATTATTACAAAAATTATTATAATAGATAAATAGTTAAAAAAATAATAGGTTTATATATAAGCTATGCCAGGAGGTCTAATGAATCTTGTTAGTCAAGGACAACAAAATATTGTTCTAAATGGAAATCCTACAAAATCTTTTTTTAAAGCAACTTATCATCAATATACCAATTTTGGTTTACAAAAGTTCAGATTAGATTATGAAGGTTCAAAAACTTTACGTCTTTCAGAAGAGTCAACATTTACTTTTAAAGTAAAACGTTATGCTGATTTATTAATGGATTGTTATTTATCTGTAGCATTACCAAATATTTGGAGTCCTATTCTTCCACCTCAACAAATTACAGAGCAATCCACTTCTCAAGGTCTAGGAAATATTGAACAATGGGCTCCTTATGAATTTAAATGGATAGAAAATATTGGTGCCAAAATGATTGCCAAAATTAGTATTACATGTGGTAATTATACATTACAAGAATATTCTGGTGATTATTTGTTAGCAGCTGTTCAACGTGATTATAATGCTATTAAACGTAATTTATTTAATGAAATGATTGGTCAAGTACCAGAATTAGTTGATCCAGCTAATGCTAACTCTCGTGTAAATTCATATCCAAATGCTTATTTTACTGGAGACTTAGCTGGTCCCGAACCATCTATTAGAGGAAGAATTTTATATATACCATTAAATAATTGGTTTGGATTAAAATCACAGATGGCATTCCCACTAACATCATTACAATATAATGAGTTACACATAAATGTTACATTAAGACCTATTAATCAATTATTTGTAATACGTGATGTTTTTGATGCTACTAATAATTATCCTTATATTTCTCCTAATTTTAATTTATGGTATATGCAATTTTTCCGTTTTTTACAACCACCGCCAGATGTATGTATAGATATAGATTCTTATGTTGATCAAAGAACATTATGGAATGCGGATATTCATTTGAATTGTACATATTGTTTTTTATCAAATGATGAAGAGCGTTTATTTGCATTACAAGAACAAAAATATTTAATTAAACAGGTTCATGAAAGAATTTTTCCAAATGTAACAGGTCCTAATAAAGTAGAGTTGGATTCGTTAGGAATGGTTTCAAATTGGTTATTTTATTTTCAACGTAGTGATGCTAATTTACGTAATGAATGGTCTAATTATACTAATTGGCCATATAATTATTTACCACTTAATGTTATACAAGCTCCAACATCTGGAACCTATACAGTTTATAGAAATATTGGAGGTGTGTTAACTCCTGTTACAATAGGACCTGGTGTTAATCCAGATGGAACATTAACTGGATTAGTGGTTAATCAATCATATAATCCTCAAAATGAAAAAATGATATTAGTCGCGATGGGAATTTTATTAGATGGTTCTTACAGAGAAAATATACAACCAGCAGGGGTATTTGATTTGATTGAAAAATATACAAGAACAACTGGAAGTGCTCCTCTTGGTTTGTATTGTTATAATTTTAGTGTTCATTCAAATAATTCAGATTTACAACCATCTGGAGCAATAAATATGAGTAGATTTAATCAAATTGAATTAGAGTTTACAACAATAATTCCTCCATTAGATCCATTGGCTCAAAGTTTGACAATTTGTGATCCAGAGACAGGTTCAATAATTGGTGTAAATAAGCCAACATGGCGAATCTATGATTATAATTTTGATTTACATTTATTTGAAGAAAGAATAAATGTTGTAAATTTCATTGGTGGAAATGTAGGATTAATGTATGCTACATAATAAAATTTTTGTATGTATATTATATGAAATATAGATATAAAACACGTAAAAATAAAAAACAAAGAGGAGGAGAAAAAACAATACCGGGTATACCTGGTATATTAAGAGTAGGTGATACAGAAATAAAATATATGAAAAAATGTAATAAAGAAAAGGTGATGTGTGATAAAAATACAAAAAATTATGCGTTATGTGTAAATTTAGAAGAAGATTGTGATAATGTGGATTATGAGTATGAATATATTCCAACAAATCCAAAAGATCCAAATGGTTTAATAGAAATAAGTGGAACAGAGATAAATCCAAAAGGAGTAGAAAGGTTTCATATAGAATATGATGAAGAAGGAAATACATTAGGAGGTGTAGAGAAAATGTTAGCAAAACGTGTATTAGAAAGTGATGTAAGAATAAATGAGCAAACAGGTCGTAGAAAGGCATATGCTCCTGACTTCCATCCTACATCATGCTACATACAAAAAAAAGGCTCTATATCTCATAGCTACAAAGATGTAGATGAAGAATCAAATATTGGTTCACCATTTAGTATCGTTACTCAAAATGCTCTAGGTTTATATCGCGGTAAAGAAGAAGACCAACTGGATGAAAGCAACCCAACTGACCGCAAAAATAAAGCCATTTTAGATATTATGAAGTTACGAACTGCTTACTTACGTAAATTATTATCTGATTATGGATACCCAGCATTCGTATGTTTCCAAGAAATGACAACTCATTTTTTTGATTTTTTATATAAGGAGAAACGAGATATGATAAATAATTATCCATATGTTTATCCTACTATTGAAGATTTTGATGAATTAAAATCTAAAGGCGCTGATGCCACTGTTATGTTGATGTCTAGATATCCAGCTAAAAAAACTACTACTTATATGCTTCAAGGTAATTCCAGCTATTATAATGCTTTGGGTGTTTATGAATTTAATAATCTTATAATCTTTAATTGTTATTTACAAGCTGGTTCAGAAATATCTCCTGGACAAAAATATAATTGGGAAAATTATTCTAGATGTAGACGTCAACAATTAATGTTTATTAAAGACATTATTGATAAAAGTGGATCCGGTAAAGCTGTTATTGTTTTAGGTGATTTTAATTCAGAATTAAACGCACTTGGTTACGAAGGTAAACCAAAAGATATTGATAAATGGTCAGAACTTAAGTTTTTAGAGGATTTAGAATTACAAGATTCATTTAGAGATATAAATCCATCTGATCCTGGATTAACTGAAAATACTGATATTAACTCATTACGTTTTCTTGGCAAATTAGAAGAAAAAGCATTACGTTACGATGGTATTTTTTATAATAATTTATTAAACCCAACCAATAGCACAGTAGTTAGTAATATTGGATTACCATTAAATGATGAAATACCATCACAATTAGATATAACAGAATATAATAAAACCAAAATTAATGAACAATATAAAGATGCGATGGTTTTTGAACCACCAAAAGAAAATAAAGCAGCTATTGAGAAAAAAAATGAATACATGAGAACACATCCTGGTTTAAATGACGTGTATGAGTTATTTGTATCGGATCATTTTGGTGTTATGACTACATTTGAATTTGTAGGTGGCAAAGGTGGAAGAAGAAAAAAACATGTTACACGTCGTCGTAAGAACAAAAATAAACAGAGAAGAACAAAAAGATGTCGTTGAGTTTTCTTTAAATTAAAAAATATATTATTTAATTTTTAATTTAAAGACGAATTCAAATTTTGTGTCGGAACTGATGCATTTGATGCCGGCGGAGTTGTCTCAAAAAATTGGCCAGTTAGTGAAACTGTCATTGGATATCTTGCTTCATAATATGGTAATTTACTCTTTGAAGACAGTGGGATCGCATTTGATATACCCTCAGCATATTCATCGGCTGATTCACGAGTCTTATTATATAATTGTAAACCTTTATTAAATGAATCTGTCCATATATCTAAACCTTGATATGGCACAGTCAATTGAGCATCCTTTGAACCTGGATATATCTGAGAAAAATCAGCATTATGTTTATCATAACCGGTTGTTAATGGACTATATTGTAAACCTAAATTTTGACCTAATTTACCCGCATCATCATATGGCATCACTTCCGCAGTTGTGCATTCACTTTGTGGTTTTGGACCTGGATTACAACCATAACAATCTATATCTGATGTACATTGCTCTCCTGTCAATAAACATTTCGCATTTGGACCACAAAAGTTTTTACAACTTATTGGATCATTTATAGGTAAATTAACGGTATGACTATATAATGGAGAATTTACATCATTATAGTTTATAACAGCATCTTTTGGATAAGGAACTATCTTTTCAGAATATCTTTCAAAATCAGTTAATCCTTCTTTTACTTTTACACTACAAAAATTATTCAATACATTTGTTCCATATTTTATTACTACCCAAAATAAAAATAAACTAACAAGTGTGTAAATAATTGTATATTTATAATCTATTTTCATATATATACAATACATATTTTTATTTTATTCTTTATTCAATTGAACTTAATTTTAAATTGCTACAAAATATGTTTTTTCGGGCATATCCTCAATACATTCTGCACCAATATAGGTACATGTACTTCTTAAACCTCCCAAAAAATCTTGAACTGTGTTTTCAAGAGGACCCTTATAAGGAACTTTAACAACAGCTCCTTCAGATGATCTATAGGATTCCATTTTTCCGAAATATTTTTCCATGGCATGTTTAGAACTCATCCCATAAAACATCTTAAAATGTTGACCATTTTCTTCAATTACATTTCCAGGATTTTCATCATGGCCTGCAAATATTCCTCCTGCCATAATAAAATCAGCCCGAGCCCCAAATGCTTTTGCCATATCACCTGGATATTTAATTCCTCCATCTGAAATAATGTATGATTTATAACCAACTTCTCGTAATGCTCTACACATTTCAGAACATTCTTTAACAGCTTGTAATTGAGGTCGACCAACTCCTGTTTGTCTTCTAGTGAGACAAGCACTTCCTGAACCAATTCCTACTTTAACTACATCTACACCAGCTTTAGAAATTAATTTATTTACCATTTCTGCTGATACAACATTACCAGCCACAATTATTTTATCTGGATATAATTGTCTAATTCTTTTACAAAACTGAACAAAACAATCCATATATCCATTTGCAACATCAATACAAATCCATTTACAATTTGTATATAGAACAATTTCCTTCAAATTTTTAAAATTTTCATCTGTAATTCCAGTAGTTACCATAAAATATTCAGGATCTAATTCTATACCTGATTCAACCGCATTAATATAGTCTTGAACTGTATAAAATTTATTTAGGGCTGTTAACATTTTATGTTTTTTTAAAACATCGTAAACTTTAAATGTTCCAGTTGTATCCATATTAGAAGCTATAATAGGAACACCTGTCCATTTTTTATGTATTTTTGTATCTTGATAATCTTCATCATCACTATTATCTTCATCAACTATATTAACAAATTCAAACGTTCTCTCAAGATTAACTTGACTACGAGATGACAATGAACTTGGTTGAGGTAAGATAAGAACATCGTTAAAATCTAATTCTTTTGCAATGAAGTCTTCCATCGTGCAGCTATATTA